GAAGAGACGGATCTCGGTAGCGCACGTGGCATGGCCATGGAGCTTGAGCAGGTAACCGAGTCCCGTGGTCCACGGACCAAGGGCCAGACCGAGGATCTGCGCCAGCGAATGAAGCTGATCCGTAACACGCTCGGCATGCCGACGTTCTCGCGTGCAACGATTGGCCGCGAGGGCGACCTTTTGGCAAAACGCTTTGGCGAGGGCGGCGAGGCCAAGGCCGAACTTGATGAGATGAAAGCGCGGGAAGAGTACCTACGTAAAAACCCGCAGTACGCGACGCCGGAACCCGGGCTGGAGCCTGTGTATCCTTTGGAAACCCAAGCGTTGATAATGTTGCGTCCTCTTGTTCAAACAAAACGAACATTAGACGAGCTAAGAAGGAAGTACATAGAGGAAATGAAAAAACGCGGGCTTCCCGTAGACGTTCAAAAAAGGGACAGCTTAGAGGATCTGTTGGGGGTAATGGCTTTGGGGTCTAGGCATACCGCAGCACTTGCCGAAGAGTCTGGGGCGGTTCCAAGTTCTCGTGTTAAAAAAGAACAAACAACCCCAAAGCAATACAACGAAGGCGGCGACGTTAAAAAAAAAGAAGATAGACAGCTAACTCCGTATGAACTCATGGAAAAGAAGGGCAAGCGCTGATGCCCTCTCGAAACACGCGACGATATTTTGAAGAGTTGGACAAACAACTCAAAGGCCGTTCTCCGACATCCCCGGAGTTCGAGGCGTTGCTAAGATCAAAAATAGGCGGCCAATTCCAAGAACTAGTCACCCCAGAAAACTTGGAAAAAATGTACTTACTTGGACGACCCGAAGAGTACAACCCATACAGCGGCGTAAACGCTAGAGAGTTTGTAGAAGCGGGGCGCACCCCTGCTCAAATAGCAACGATGTTGGAAAAGGATTTTAGTTCAGTTCTTAGAGAAGGGGAAAGAGTACCCGAAGGAAAGACAGTTATAGGTATTGGCAGAAGCGCCAACCCTAACGTCTTTACTCACGAGCTTAGGCACGAGCTTGAGTTCAGTTCAGACAAACTAGAAAACGAAGTCAAGAATCGTTTTTATGATCTGATATACGGCTCGACTTCATATCCTGCATATCTGACCAACGTACGAAGAGTTCATGAAGCAGCCCTTCACCTAGATCCAGAATTTAAGCGCGGAAAAACAGACGCTGATTTTGCGCGTAGGCGGCAGATGTCTTGGTACTCGTCGGACAAAGAAAAAGAAAACTATGTACTCAAGAGTCCTTATCTCCGAGAGCTGCTGTCTCCAGGCAAAGAGGGGGTGTCGCTTCCCTCTAGGGCAAGGAACCTATTTTCCGACATCGTTAACAAAAACTATGAATTAAATGTTTCTGGCGCTAACACCAGAACCGAAAACCTGCCTAAAGACGCAATCGAGCTTCGATCCAAGTTCCCGTTTTTAAATTTTGTTGGCAGCGTTGAAGACAGCAGGAAAGCGCGCAAGGATTCATTGACAAACACTCAAGCGCCCCCAAGACGCCGAGCCGCGGGAAGCCCGCCTAGGGGAGAGGCTACGTCCTCCAAGGAAGAACTCCGCAAGCTGATGCTTGCGATGAACCCGGACGCGGAGCAGGTTCCCGGAAGCCCTCTGGTCAAACGCTACTAGCCGTATTAGGATCACAACATGCCAATTGACAAAGCTATCAACCCTGCGCCAGACGGCGGGATCTTGGTTATTGCCGAGGAAGCGCCCGAGATGCCGGACGTCGAGATCGTCATTGACGACGAAGGCGGGGCGGTAGTTGAGATTGGCGAGAGCGCAGCGCAGGAAGTCGACTTCTACGCCAACCTTGCGGAGGTCGTGGACCCTGACGCGTTAGGCAGGATCGCTCTGGATGTGTCCGCAATGTTCGAGGCGGACAAGGGTTCGCGATCGGACTGGGAGCAGATGTACGCCAAGGGGTTAGATCTTCTTGGTCTACGCATGGAAGAGCGTACAAAACCCTTCCGTGGCGCGGCGGGCGTGACCCATCCGATGCTGCAAGAGGCGATTATTCAGTTTCAGGCGCAGGCCTTTAAGGAGCTGATGCCCGCGGGCGGCCCCGTGCGCACGCAGATTTTAGGCAAAGAGACCGTCGACAAGTTCCAGCAGGCCTCGCGCGTGCAGGACTTTATGAATTACCAGATCACGACGGTGATGGAAGAGTACACGCCGGAGTTTGATCAGCTCCTGTACTACACCGGATACGGTGGATCGACCTTCAAGAAGGTCTATTACGACATGCAGCTCGGTCGCATGGTGTCAAAACTATGCCTCGCGGACGATGTATACATCCCGTACAACGGTTCGAGTGTCGTGTCGCAGTGTTCGCGGCTGACTCATCGCATTGCGATGGACGCAAACGAGTACCGTAAACGTGTTTTGGTCGGCGAATACTTGGATATTGCGGTAGATCTGGAGCCAACGCCCGCGGATCCGAGCCAAATCCAGGCTGCGATCGACAAAGTGACGGGCGTGCAGCCGACCGACCAGGCCGGCGAGGTCTTTTTGCTTGAAATGCTGGTCGATTTGAACCTGCCGGGCTTTGAAGAGAAGGGCGAAAACGGCGAACCGACCGGAATTAAGCTTCCGTACGTCGTCACGCTGGCCGAAGACACGCTCAAAGTCGTCGGAATCCGTCGAAATTGGCGCGAGGAAGACGAGAAGAAGCGTCGGCGCAACTATTTTGTGCACTACGTCCTTGTCGAAGGGCCTGGCGCGTATGGCTTGGGCTTTGTGCACCTTATCGGCGGTCTTTCCAAGGCCGCTTCGAGCGCGTTGCGGCAGTTAATCGACGCCGGAACGCTCGCCAATTTGCCTGCGGGCTTTAAAGCCAAGGGCGCGCGCATCGCGGACGACTCGGATCCGATCCAGCCAGGCGAGTGGCGCGATATTGACGCGGGAGGCGCGGAACTTTCGGCCTCTCTCTTGCCACTTCCGTACAAGGAGCCGAGCCAAGTGCTGTTTGCGCTGCTCGGATTTGTCGTGGACGCCGGCAAACGGCTCTCAAGCACGGCTAACATGCAAGTTGGCGACGGCAACCAGTACGCGCAGGTCGGCACGACGCTCGCATTGCTCGAGCGTGGCGCGATGGTCATGTCCGCGATCCACAAACGGCTGCACTACGCGCAGTCTTTGGAGTTCCGGCTGCTCTTTGAGGGCTTTGGCGTCTATCTGCCGGATGAGTACCCGTACGATGTGCCGGGCGCGAGCCGCAAGATCAAGCGTGCGGACTTCGACAACATGGTTTCGGTGCAGCCGGTTGCCGATCCGAACATTTTTAGCAGCGCGCAGCGCATTCAGCTTGCCCAGATGCAGTTGCAGATGGCGCAGAGCGCGCCGCAAATGCATAACATTTACGAAGCGTACTACCGCGTGTACGCCGCGCTTAACATCCGCGATATTGACGGCATCCTGCTCCCGCAGAATAACCAAATGCCACGTGACCCACTGTCCGAGAACAGTGCTGTCTTGAACAACATGAAGCTCAAGGCTTTCGCGGGCCAGCAGCACGACGCGCACATCGCGGCGCATTTGATGATGGGCATGTCGCCCATGCTTCAAGCCAACCCGATGGCGGCGATGGAGCTCCAGCAGCACATTTTGGAGCACTTGCGCATCAAGGCCGAAGAGGATGTCGAGGCGGATCTCTTCCGCATGTACGGCGTGGATCCTGATCGCATGGTTTCGGCGATCCAGAAGGAGGGCATGGTTGCGATCAAAGCGACGACTTACATGCAGGAGATGCGCAACATGCAGTCGCAGATCTCCGGCGAAGGCGCGGGCGGAGAAGACCCGTTAGTCGCGCTCAAGAAGCAAGAACTTGATCAGCGAGCCGCGGCTGACCAGGCTAAGATGCAGTTGGATCAAGCCAAGCTGCAATTGGAGACGCAAAAGATGCAGCAGTCGCTGCAAATCGACCAGGCGCGGTTGCAGTTACAAGCAGCAAAAGGAGGGCGAAATGCCGCTTAAGAAAGGGTCAGGCCAAAAGACGATTAGCCGCAACATCGGCGAGCTCGTCGGGGCTTACAAAGAAAAGGGTCGCATTGGCACGAGCAAGCCGAAGAGCAAGGGCGCTGCCGTGAAGCAGGCTGCGGCGATTGCGTATGCCAAAGCGGGTAAGTCGCGCAACATGGGCCGTGGTGGCGTTATGGGCGCGGTGAGAACGGTTAAGAAAAAGGACGGCAACCGCCCAGTCAAGATTTACTAAGTCGATTAAGCGCTTCGGGTGGTGCGCAAAACCGCCTGCTTTTCATGGAAACCTACCATGCTTGAATTTGCAGAAGCAGTTCTGAAAGAAATTAGAAATCTCCGTGAATCATCGGAGGATATCATCCTGAACGGCACGATTGCTGACATGGAGCGTTACCGCTTCATGATGGGTCGTCTTGAAGGATTAAAGCTTGTAGAGGAATCCGTGAGAGCGCTTTTGAAATCGCGAACGGATGACGACGGCTTTTCAATCTAACAGGAGACTTATGAAACTCGCATCGCAAGAGCCTACCGCACTTGAGAAAAAGTGGGCGGAAGAGGCAGCTAAACACGTGCCAAGCCTAGAGGACGCCTACACGTCGGAGGGCTTCAAGCCCGAAAAACTCGACGAGTCGGTAGTGGACCGTATTCCGACCCCCACGGGTTGGCGTATCGCGATCCTTCCTTACCGTGGGGCCGATAAGACCAAGGGCGGCATCGCCCTGTCCGAAGAGACGCAGCGTAAGCAGCAGCTAACCACTGTTTGCGGCTACGTCCTGAAGGTTGGTCCGCTCGCGTACGCCGACGAGGGCAAGTTCCTCACCGGCCCGTGGTGCAAGCAGGGTGACTGGATCATTTTCGGCCGTTATGCGGGGGCTAGGATCCCCATTGACGGCGGGGAGATCCGGTTGATCAACGATGACGAAGTCTTGGGCGTCGTGAACGACCCCGAAGACGTTCTACACATGTGGTAAGGAGAGCTCTAAATGGTAAACGAACAGTTGGAATTTAGTGTCGGGGAAGGCGAACAGCCGGCCACCGTACAAGTGCCGATGGAGGAGGAAACTCCCACGCTGCCGCAGGTCAATAACGAGGCGGCCGCATCGGAAAAGAACGAGCGCGAGCTTGATGACTACAGTGACAAGGTCAAAAAGCGTATTGACAAACTGACGGCTCGCCTACGTGAGACCCAGCGCCGTGAGCAGGCGGCCTTGGACTATGCCAAGCAGGTCCAGTCGCGCGCGCAGGAGCTCGAACAACGGTACGTGAGGACGGACGCCGAGCGTCTTGTTGAAGCGCAGAACCGGGTCGAGACCCAGGCGGTGGCGCTAAAGCAGATCATCCGCAAAGCCCGTGAAGAGGGGGACATCGACACCGAAACCGAGGCCCAGCAGCGTTTGTCGGCTTTGACCCTGGAGAACTCGCAGATCCAGGCGGCTAACGCCCAGCGCGAAGCCTACGTGCAACAGCAGCAGGCGGCCTATCAGCAACAGCAACAACAGGCCTACCAGCAGCCGGTTCAGCAACCCCAACAGGTCGATCCTCGAGTCGAGGACTGGGCCGAAAAGAACAAGTGGTATGGTCGGGACACC